ATTAGTTTTTTCATGAAAAGTATAATTGAGATTCAGCATTTCTTCTAAGGGTCAATCCATTTAAGACTTTGCCTCCACTCTTATTCCACTTTAAAAATTCTAATTTGATTGATTGGTCATTAGGATCAGCATTAATTTTTTTTAATAAAGTGCTAGACTTTAAAGACCCAGCGCCCAAGTTATAGCAAAATGATACCAGTGCATCGAATTGGTTTTGATTAATTGAGTCCACACAAAACGAATCAACGCTTCTCTCATAATGTTTAATTACATTTAAAAAAATATCGGTTGCTCTTGCTTCGCTAATGGGTGCATCGGTCATTTTAACCTTTGTTCCATCTTCGTAATAAGTGCAACCGATTGATATTGTTGGGATTCCAGCTGGACACAAGTAAGGTTTTAATTTAACCCCCTCAAATTTCTTTATCAGGCTTAATCCTTTTTGACTTATTTGGTTGGCCTTCATCTAGTTTTGCTCTTAATTCTATATTCTCACTTCTTAATTTCTGAATTTCGGCTTCTAATGATTCAACTTTGAGTTTTAATTCCAAAACTTCTGCTTTTAAATCTGTTGCCATTTCCCTCCAAATCTTAATTGCCTCTTGCACATTGGTAATTTCGGTGCTTTGCATATCAACCGCTTCCTTCTTTCGCCCAAATAACCACGTTATTAATGCTCCAGTGAAACCCGTTAATCCTGGTACTATTACTTCATCCCAATTGTACATCATTTATTCTTCAATTGGAGTTATAACCTTTTTTTCAAGTCCTAATGTTTCTAAGGCCCAATCAACAATAAAAGAATCATCTAGACCCCATTGAGAAACAATTGGCTCAGGAATAACTAAATTGCCTTCTTCAATCATTGGATTAAATTGGCTCATTAATTTGAAATACAAAGTTTGCTCAGGATTTTGAAGAGCATAATTAACGACCTTGATTTCTACCCGGTCTGCTATCTCTCTTACTCCTTTAATTGGCTCAATAAATACTATCATATTAGTCTTTAATAAATATCTCTAATAATTGCGCTTTTGCTAAAACGGTAAACGACTCTGAATCTTTTACAAATCCTTTTAAAGTTTCTTGATCAGACTTGTCTAAATCTAAGAGATCGCCTTTAAATAATTTCTTTGCCCAATCCCAAAATTTAAGTGCATCACCCTTAGATGCGGAGGCTAAAGCACCGGCTAACATTTTACCAGCATTACCACCCTCAAAAACTTGGTCATCAAGACCGATAAAGTCAAAGTTAAAATCTAATTTCATTTGGTTGTTTGTTTAGTTTACAATCATAAATAGCTATTGTTCAAAATTTTACCAATATGTATAAGAGCCATTTGAATTAACAACTATTTCAAAAGTTGTATTCCTATATTTTGGCTCATTATATGCTCGATTAATTGTGATTCCATCGTATGGATTATAATCTCCACTTTTTGAAACAATTAAATTTCCATTTTGATAAATTCTATAATAAATTCTTATTCCAAAATTATTTGTATCCTGATAAGGATAACTAACATTTAAAGCTCCATTCTTTGTATCTCTTGGAGGATTTACAATATATATTGGGTCTGAAGCAAAGAATCTTTGATTAATAAATCCCATTGGATATTGTTGAGAATAGTTTGCTTGATTATTAACTGAATAAGAATAAGTCAAACCATTTACATTACTTGGTATTCTATCATTAGTTGTTTGAAATATAGGTAAAAATGTATAATTATTAGCCCAAATTATTGTTTGTTGTGAGGAACTAATAAAACCATTATTAACGTAATTTCTTATTAATGTATTTTGCTTTCTTTTGATAGTAATATTTAGACCATCAACAATTAAATTATCCTCATCTCTTAGATTTTCATCTTGACTAATCGTTGACATACGGAAATATGTTATTGGAATACTAAAAAATACATAAAATCCATATTGACCTACTGGAACGGTTATATTATTTTTTTGAGTAAATACTGCTATATTAAAACTTGATCCTTGAGAAAATGTAAAATAGTCAGTAGGATAAAAAACTTGTGTATCATCGACTATTCTAAAAGGAATTGGCAATTCAAATTCTATTTTAACTATTGAGTTTTGAGTACTATCTTGAGTATTAATAGTCAATATATTTCCATGATAAATATTATCTGTTGGAGCAGCATTAATATTTACACTTGTTCCATTATAATAAGTTTGATTATCAGTACTTGCAGAAAAAGCAAATGTTGGGTTACCAAAAATATAAGTTGCAACGGTATTACTTGTAGCAGAATTATTTAAAATATTACCACCGTATGCCGTTACTACGTTAGTATAATTACCGATAGTATTTGCCCTTACCGTAAATACAAACTGGCCGTAATAGCCATCATTTAAAACACTATTGGTAACAAATTGAATTGTATTACCATTAACAGAATAACTAAATTCACCTGGTCTTGAATTCATATCTACAAATTGAAATCCACTAGGTATGTTATCTGTAATTACTATCTGTCCACTTGTAGGATTGCCAAAAGTTCTTACTATAATTGTTACTTGTCCTGACTGATTTACATTAAATGCACCTGGCATTGACTTAGATAATGTTAATTGAGGATAACCATATTGACAAGTGCCTCTAGTATTAGCCTCATTTTGACCATTAGCATCTAGCCATTGGTTACATTGATCAGTTGCGCTTTGATTTGCCCTAGTATCTGCATCAGATTGGCTAATAAAACTAGTATATGTCCCCGTAAAATATGGACTATAAACATCGACATTACTACCTATTCCATAAGAATCGCAATTATTTTTTTGAAATGTACGAACTAATCTTTTAGTGACTGAACTTGTCCATGATGGAGGCGCTCCGACTCCCGTATTAACCGTGTTTGATGTTTTAGTAATTGATTCGCCTCCACCTGATACAGATGCATAATTTGAGTATGTTCCTTGTATGTCACTACTAACGTATATCGTTATTACTGCTCCAAATCCTACCGGCAAAGAAGAAGTAAAAGTTGCCGTTACTTGTTGACCTGAAATACTAAATCCCCAAGCGGCAGTATCTCTTTCATACCTTACAAAAGTTAATCCATTTGGAATGTAATCCCTAACGATTATATCTCCAGCAGAATTAGTCTGTCCATTGTTTGAAATTGTTAAACGATATGCAAATTCTTGTCCTGAGTTTACGCTTGTAGGCGCACTTTTTGTAATTGTAATATATGGTGATGCTTGATTACATCTTTGACAATAAAGATACCACTCAGTTGGAAATACCGTTGGAAGATTTCCATCAGGTCGAGGAGTATAATTTTGATTTAAAGCAATTGTCTGACCACTTGAGTTTTGAAGTTGACCTAGTTCAGCTAATGTAATAGAAATAGGAGGATTCGCTAACGATTCCCCCGTAATCTCATTATATACATCGGCAAAAGACATTTCGCCACTTCCTTGTAATGGCATTTATTTAGAAGCTAAAAGTGTTTCTAAATTCTTTATTTTAGTATTTTGTTCTTTAATCGCTTCAATTAGTAAAGCTGATATGTTTCCGTATTCAACACCAAGTAAACCATCATTTCCTTTATTAACAATCTCAGGAAATACCTTTTCCATTTCTTGAGCAATTACTCCTCCGTGTCGCTTTGAATCATCTGCTTTCAACTCATAAGTATATCCATTAATTTGCTCTACTTTTTCTAAAGCATTTTCAATCTTTAAAAGGTTTTTCTTTAAGGTAATATCCGAGTTTGCAGTAATTGAACCAGTTGCTCTAATTGCACCTGATACATAAAGCCGTTCTCCGTTGTCAGAGCTTGTTCCTATAAGTAAATTCCCTGAAGTAGCAATCATCATAGATTGTGAATAACTTACAGTATTTCCAGCAGTACCTGACCCAGCTATATACCATAAATGAGTTCCATCAGACATTTGATATCTTGAAGTAAAACCATTTGAAATATATCTAAAATTGCTTCCATCAAAATATGAATTTGCTCCAATACTTAAATAATGATTACTTGCTGCTATTGCATTATATGTATTACCACCTAATTGTAATGCTGTAAATTGACTCCAACCGTTTGGTGTAATTCCAATACCAACTGTTCCAATACTTGTAATTCTCATACGTTCTGCTAAAGTATTAGCATTATTAGTATAAAATATTAAATTTGAACTAACAGATGAAGTAGATGCAGATTCTAAACTACTTGCAATTATAGCACCTCTTTTATCTCCAGCAGATGTTCCAGCAGCGACAAATGAAATTACTCCTAATGTATTACCGCTTGTATTATTTGAATTAGACATAGTTAATCCAGAAAATCCAGTAGTTGAAGAAGTATTTACTTCTATTGCTGGAGTATCCTGAGTATTATATGTAGAATAAATTGCAGTTGAAGTTGTAATTTGTCCTACAACTAATCTTGGTTTTGTTGAAGAAGTACCATAAATAACAAATTTTTCACTTGCACTGGCAGTATTTATGCCAACATTAGTACCGTCATCATAAATTAAACTATTTCCTATTGTAGTACTAGATGTAAATTTAGCGTGATAATTAGTCGTTCCACTTAAAGCCGATGCATATTGCGGAATATTTAAAGTATTTGAACTAAACGTTGCAGCGCCCGAAGTACCCGTTGTTGTTAATGTAATTACACCTTGATATTGAGGAACGTTTAAAACTCCAGTTGTTGAATTATATGTACTTGCTCCCGAAGTTCCAGTTGTAGTAATGCTTATTGATGCTCTTGCTAAAGCATCCGTGTACTGAGTTAATGTAGTACTAATAACTCCCGTAGTTGAGTTGTAAGAAATTGGCGCAGTTGCACTAATCAATGCTCTTACGCTTGCATCCGTATAAACCGTACCTGAATAGCTAATTGCTCCCGTAGTATTGTTATAAGTAATACCCGTGCCTCCACTTAATGAAGTCAAAGAAATACCACCTAATCCAGCAAGAGTGTAATTAGGTACGTTTATTACTCCCGTTGTAGAGTTGTAGGTAGATGCGCCACTTGATCCAGTTGTTGTCAAAGATAACAATGCCCTTACTGAAGCATCCGTATAAACCGTACCACTATAAGAAATTGCACCCGTAGAACTATTGTAAGTAATACCAGTAGAACCACTTAATAATGAACGAATAGAAGCATCTGTGTAAACCGTTCCTGAATATGATATTGCGCCAGTTGTAGAATTGTAACTAATACCAGTACCTCCCGATAAAAATGTTGCAGTGATACCGCCTAATCCAACTAAAGTATAAGCTGGAATATTAAGAACTCCAGTAGTTGAATTGTATGTACTTGCTCCACTATTACCAGTAGTCGTTAGGCTTATGCTTGCCCTTGCAAGTGCATCAGTATATTGAGTAATTGTTGATGCAATAATACCCGTAGCTGAAGAATAAGAAATACCCGTTCCTCCACTAATACTAGCTTTTGCAAGTGCATCGGTATATTGAGTAATGGTGCTTGTAATAACCCCCGTAGTATTGCTATAAGATATACCCGTTCCAGCGCTTAAAGATAATCTAGCTAAAGCATCTGTATATTGAGTAATTGAACTTGTAAAAACTCCCGTAGAACTATTATATGTTAGTCCAGCGCCAGCACTTACTAGCGCTCGTATGCTTGCATCAGTGTAAACCGTACCCGTATATGAAATAACTCCCGTAGTCGAGTTGTATGAAATACCCGAAGTACCTGATAAGAATGCAGCAGTAATACCACCAAGACCAGCCAATGTATAAGTAGGAACATTTAATACACCCGTTCCACTTGAATAAGTAGATGCACCACTTGATCCAGTAACGGTTAAACTTATTGCTGCCCTTGCTCTAGCATCTGTAAAATATTTGTTTGTTGGAGTTCCAGTTTCTTGAATATTATCAGTATTCAAAACTACCGTTCCAACTAATCCATTAACAGATATAACCGCTCCACCAATTGCAGCTTGAAGTTCTGCAATAGTCTTTTTATAAAGTTGTCCAGTAGTAGCATCGCCAATGCCAAATATATCGGTTGATAAAATTGTAGTTTTTGAAACTAATTGGTTTATTTTCTTATTTGCCATTTCTTAACTTGGATATATAAAGTCTGTTGGTATTTGACACCTATTCATAAGCATCGGATAAGTGATATTAATATCGGCTTTTATTCCAGCCAAATAATCTTTTTCATTCTCAGTAAAAAATTCTAATGTAATCGCTTCGCCTAATAGCCATGACATATTTGGATGTTTCATCATAGCCAATACATCTTGGCAAATTAATAACTGATCTGATAAAACTTCCGTTTCATTTGTTTCATCAATCAACTGCCTATCAAGAAAGAACAAACTGAATGACATGGTCAATTCCTTGCCGTTTATTTGGCTTCCAGTCAAAGAATAGAACATAGATGGATAAACATTCTCAGGTTGTGCAAGAAACTCCCACACATCGCCAAAATAAACCGTGTTAATTTGGTTATGGCTTTTGGCTATATCCTTTATTAACTTTACCGTTTGATTTAATGTCAGTTGTTTTTGTGCCATTTGTATTTAAATAAACAATTAGTTTGTTTATGTTTTTGGTTGAAAATGCTTTCGGCATATTAAATTGAATTATGTCCTTTATTTTTCATGTATTGCTGAGGAAAACTTAATCCAAATGAATTATTTTCATCCCCTAAAAATATACTTGATTGATAACCATCTCTTTCAGGGAACATTGTATCAATACCAAAGCCAGGATTAATATACTCAGGGAATAAATTACTTGTTGCAGATTGTTGCAAGTATTTAATCATTCTTTGCTTATAAAATTCTGCTCTTGATCTAAACCTATTTGCAACATCTATTAAATCTTGCATATTAGGTTGATCAGAATTATCACTTGTCTTTCTAACTAATCCTTTATTATAGAACTGAAAAGATAAACCTACTGGTAATTCAGATAATACATAATAAGTTAATGTATCTGTTACATAATCATCTAATAAAGCCGTTTCATTAGCCGTTAAATTATTAGCTACAATACCATTCTGCAATCTAGTATATAAAGCCGTTCCTAAAGCTGGCAAGATATACATATCCTGAGCCGTTTTAATTTCGGGCATGATTAACTTATCATCAATATTAGTATGAACAGAAGTTCTTTCTTTTATTGCCGTTGCTCCTATAAATAATGTGTTCTTCATATTATCCTTTCTTAATTACCGTTTGAGCATACCATTGATGTCTACAACTTGGAGAATGTTGGCCATTTGGCTTTGTCCACCAACCACCTCTCCTATCAAATACTGAATATCCTAATCTTGCTGATATAGATTCAATTTCTGCCCTTGAATATAATCTATTTAATTGCATTAATCTAGCGCAGAAGTATCGACTTGGATGATCTGCTGAATCTCTTTCATTACCCGGTATATCTGATCTCCATTCGTATGAATATCTAACCATAAAACTAGAAGTTGTTGCCTTTGGAGCATTTAATTCCGATAATGGTTTAGGAAGTTTTCTTTCTGTTATGCCTTTTGATACAGAACTGGTTATAATTCCTTGTTTTTCAAGGCCACTTAATACTCTATTAACTACATCAATATCAACTTTTACCGTTCCAGCAATAATTTCAGCAGTTATTCTCTTATCTTTTTGAATTAAATCTAAGATATTAGCTTCTAAAGTAGTCAATAATTGCTCTGCAAACTCTAAATTCAAAGCCTCTTCTAACTCATTTGGTACTTGACTAAATACTTCTCTTGATTTAAAGATAGAATATTCTTCTTTTGATACTCCAAATTCTTCAAATATGCTTACAACATCATCTTCACTAAATTTAAAACCAGTTGTTGATGGTGCAACTACCGAAGTTGGTAAGTCTTGACCACCTTGTTCCGGTATTAAACCAACCAATGCACGAATTTCGTTAGCAGTCATTGACTCTAGTACCTTATTAGCCACCAATGGACTTAATGAATTGATTGCATCTATAACATCCTGAGAAGTTGAATTAGTTTTAGCTTCCAATCTTGGCGCTCCTAACTTTTCACGAATCTCATCCTTAGTTAAATTAGCTGCAATGATAGCGCCATCAAACTCTATGCCAATTGGCTCAACTGGAATAATTTCTAAATTACAACTTGCACCATGTAACTTTGCAAGCAATGAAAATACTTGTTCTAAATATACTTGTTTATCATTGACATAAGTATTCTTAAATATTTCATAAGAATCTCTCATTTGTTGTCTAGTTCCTAATTGGCCTGGAGTAGAAATACCAAATAAATCAGGAGCGGTAATCTGATGACCTGAAAAGATATTTTGCTGAATCATCTTATCGACATTACCAAAATCTTCTTTTGTAATATCGCTTGCTCCTAAGTCCTCAATGATTGGTTTCCTTGAAGCATCATTAGCAAATGAAAGTATAAACTTCTTGCCATCACTACCGCTAAACCTATCTGTGAATTTACGTTCAATTTGGCGCTTCTCATCATCTGATGGATCACCATTAGGTAATGTAATTAATTTAGATGCACTAAAACCAGTTTGAGCATTACCTAAAACGTGTTTACCTATTTCAATATCAGATTCAATGTAATTTAAAGCTCCAAAGTAACCGGGTAGCGCATAGGCATTTAAATTAGGTCGATATTCTTTAAGATATAAAATCTGAGAACCATTTCTAATTTGAGTATTAAACGCATTAAAAATATCACGTTTGTATTTTCTGTCATCCCAATTATCTGAATACCAAAACTGAGTATTATCGTGATTGGTTCTAACTTTAGTATAATCAACGTGAAATATTTCAGCTAAATTATCTCCAGTAACACTCCAAATAACTTGAATATAAGCGCCTCCAAAAAGTTCAATATCAATAGCTACTTTTTTAGCAACATCAAGCAATGATTCTACCCTATTTGCTTGCGCTATAAATTGCTCACCTATTGGATCTACTTGATCCTTAATTTTAAATCCGCTACCAGTAATATAATTAACCTTACCCCTAATGATTGCATTATGTTTAGCTGATTTATTATATAGGTCAACTAAATAATTTGGATAATCATTCTTTTTTCCGAACTCAATATATCCTTCTCCTTCGCCTTTCTTCTCACGATATTCAGGTTGCTTTGCCTCAGCAAAAGTTAAAACCATTAATTCATTGCTCATATATCTCGTACTTTATATGTGTTTATTTGGTTGCTATAAGTTGTAAAATTGAATTGACTTGCATTGTTTAATGATGCTTGGCCTTTTTCTACCATAGAAGTAGCATTTGAAGGCAATAAATTAGTCGTTGATGCTTGTTCGTATATTTCATAAGTCCATTCTCCTTGTAAAGCATTCGCAAAATATGAACTTACCGTAATATTAAAAGCATTAAATCGTTCTTGATGAGTCGATAAATCGACATTGTTTAAAATTACAAATGCAACCGTTTCATTTGTATTCCTAGACTTAAAATAGAAAAGCCAATTAGGCGAAGTAAGTGTTGCTTTTTCGCTTAATGTTAATATTATTTTATTGACTTGTCCTTTGATTAAATGTATCATCAAATATAAATAGCATTAACAAAATTGTTTATATAAAAAAAGGGGAAGCATCTGCTCCCCCCTTACCCGTCAACCAAACGACTATCTTTAAGCGCCTGGAGTAGTCAATGCAGTATAAACTCCATCAGCCACCGATGGTGCTAATTCTTTCTCTGATGCAGAGAATGTTAAAGTATAACCTGAACGATCACCTTGAGCAGTTCCAGTAGCACTGTTGCCACCAGTTAAATTTAATCCATAAAGATAACCAAGCAAGAAAGTTTGACCATTGTTATCTTTTACTATTGCTAACAAAGTATTTTTGGCAAGCAATAATATTTCATTCCTAGTTGCAGTTTGCAACTTATTCAAAACGATTGACAAATCTTGTGCATAGAATACCGTACCATTTTGTACGTTTGCAGTAATATTTTCAGTCAAAGAAGCAGTACCAGGAACTAATTCATATTTGTAGAATTTCTTTCCAGCTAATTTAGTGATTGCAGTCACTGACCCCGAAGTAGGAGCAGTAATTGTAACATTTGCTTTTTCAATAAAATATACTTCTAATATTCCACCTAAAGAATCTCGGCAATCTAAGGCATATCCTTGAGTTAATGCGCAAGCCATAATTATTTTTCTTTAAAATGTTAAAAATTCGGGCAGTTACAACCAAGCAATCTGCCCGAACTTATTTGTAAGATATTAAGCTAAGATGAAATCAACCATCTCATCAGGGAATGCAAACTGCACACCAAATTTAAATGATGCCATAAACTTAATGTTCATTGCATACGGATCATGAATTAATTCAAATTGCTCTTCTTCGTTAATTAAATCTGTTCCAACAAAAAGGTTTGAAATTCTACCAGCATAAATTTTGTTAGTACCATTCAATCCTTGAACCGCAGTAATCTTGATTGAAGTTCCTGGTAAAGTTAATTCTCCAGTTGCTTGACCATCAAAAGTATAAGCAAATAAGTTAGCATTCTTTAATGCAATTGTATAAGTACGGAAAACATCATTACCAACAAAGATAGCAACATCATCTTTATTAATGATTTGTGCTGGAATTGCTTTGTAAACTGAATCAACTACTGCAATTACGTTAGCAGAAGTAATACCAGCTGAAGCAGCTAAAGGAGTTCCATAATAAGTAGTTGTGTTAGCATGAACAACTGAAGCAGAAGCAGCAGCAACTAATTTAACAAAACCATCAAACTTATTTAAGTTACCATTAGCAGAAGCTGAATCTCCTTGCCAAATACCAGTTTCTAATTGAGAAGCAATACGAGCAGATTTTTTATTAGTATAATCCGCAGCAAAAGCTACTGAATCATAAGTGCTACCAGCAGCTAAAGCCTTCTGTAAATACTTAGACTCTAATTGTTTTGGACACAATGCCTCTTGAACTTTAATCTTTCCAACTACTACACTACGCTGAGTGAAAGTTGTTGTACCCGATGCGTTAAAACCGCAATCGCTATCATCTTGAAAGAAAGCATCAGTATCCATGATACCAATTTTCTCAGAAGACTTAACTCCTACCAATACGTTACCTTGAGTTTTAATCAAAGAAGCCGTTTTTGAACCAAGAACTGAAGATGTTACTAATAACGCTTCGTTTTCTCTTGCATAATCTGTTAATGAACTAACTACAAATGCCATAATTTCTGTTTTTTAAAATTTTTAATTTAAAGTTTTTACTCTTTGTAAGAATCGCTCTATCTTATCTGCTTTTGGCTCGACAATTCTAAAGCTATTTTTTGGATTTTGAATAGGATCAGCTACTGGAGTCTTAGAAAATCCTTCCAATACGCTTAACATTTCGCTAAATCCTTGATTAAATTTGCTTTCTAATCCATTTAACTTGCTTTTTAATGCCTCATTCTCGGCTTGCAAATAAGTGATAGTAGCATTCATTTCATCAAACTTTGTTTCTGACTCCATTTTCATTGGAGGCATTTCAGGTTCTTGTGCTTCAGCTGCTGGAGTACTAATCTCCCCAACTTGACCACCAATAACCGTGACATTAGTGCCATCAACTAATTCGTATTCTCCATCAGGAGCAGCTACTGAATTACCTGAAGCATCAACAAGCATAGCCATCGCCCCTACTACCAATTCAGTTAAATCAATCTTGCTACCATCTTTTAGGTCATAAGATTCAAATACTAATTGAGTTGCCGGTGCAGATGCCTCTTCATTAAGTTTTTCAACGGTATTATCCGCTAACATAACTTTAATTTTTTCAATCGCTTCTGAAACGTTCATAAATTTTTACTTTGTTTAAATATAAATACTGATTAATTAATACTTTATCATTTAACTTGTTCTAAAATCGAACATAATTCTGACCATAAAGTTTCTTCTATGCTCATAGGTTGTTTTTCTTTTCGATAATTAAAAACTCCTTCAACTGAAAATCCTTTAAATTCACCTGATTTTATTTTATCCCACACCGCTTGATTATCAACTTTAAAACTACCAAACCAACTTCCTTGTGGAGCATCCTCAAATCCTTTCATTGCCATCACACCTCTTGCTGAATCGACTATAAACGATTCATACATAGTAACACCTTCAACGGCCATTGCATCATCGTGCATCAAGTTTACATTTGATTGATAACCTTTCTTGAAGAATTTTTGCGCTATTTGTTCTATTGTATTTGCGGAGAATGTCACATAGTATTCGCCATTATGATCATTCCTATAAATAGGAGTATCCGCTAACATCAATGCTCCGGATACAATTCTTCTATCCTCAGATTGAATAATAAATTTAGCCTTATCTTCTTTGAATGCTAGAAAATCTCTTTCGATTGCTGGCTTATCTACCAATGCAACAAAATCTACTTCAACATCATTATTTAAATCTTCGCTAATCTCTAGCTGATAAATTGGTAATTTCATATTTTTATTATTTATATTCTTGCTGAGTTTTCTATTCTACTAATTCTCTTTTGGCTACCAGTAATATCTGACTCAACAACATAAGCTCTTGCCGCTACGTTATTAATTGCATTTAAAGATTTTTCATCTAATTGAGTTGCTGCTTGAGGTCTTGGTGCTATTGGTGCTGAACCTCCACCTGAACTTGGTAATGATGCTCCAGTTGATGCACTGCCTCCACTATCAGCAGAACTGATTGATGAAATTGCTTGCGCTCCAGCTGCAATTGCTGATGCAATAGATAATCCTGCTGATATATTATTTAATAAAATAAATGGCGCTGCTGCTGCTCCATAAGTTGCAACAGATTGTGGAGTAGCTAAAGCTTCAGCATTTGCAGTTTGAGTAGCCATAATAATTTTAGCAATTGCACCAGCTTGTTCTATAACTACTCCAGCAATAGCCAATTCTTTATTTTTGCCAGCAATTTGTTGTAATATAGAACCGAATTGCATTGCTATATCGGCCTCTTGCATTTGAATTTTTTTTCTATATTCTTTTTTAGCTAATAATAAAGCCTTTTCTTTTCTTGCATTTTCTTGAGTGCTTAAAAAAGTAGAATCAGAAGATTGAACTATTGCTTCATCTGTATCTTGTCTTGATTTTAAATCTTCATTATCGTATTTTTTTTGTAATTCTGATAGTTTTACTCTTCTTTCTTCCTCAATAAGTGTTGTACTTTCGCCAAAAATCGCTCTCTTTTCTAATTTTTTATTAAAATCATCCTCAATCGCTTCTCTTTCTTTTTCAAAATCAGTCAAATATTTCTCTGCCTGAATATCTGAAATAGTTTGATTTTCTAATTTTATTTCATTTGAAGTTTTAACTAATAAATCATATGATTTTTGTGCTTCATCTTCAGCTAATTTTTGTCTTTTATCAGCCTCCTCTTTTAATTTTTTAGTTCTTGCCTCTTGCTCTTGTGCATATTTTGCTTTTCTTTTTTCATTTTCACCAACTAAAAAATCAGTTTTTGCCAATTCACGTTGGCGCTCTAATGTTTTTAATTCAATTTCTGCTTGAGTTCTGC